CTTTAATAGCATTAGGAAAGGACTTAGGTCTGGAGAATCCTTTGAAATCAAATGGTTCTGGCTCAGGCGATGGTTATAGTAAAAGTGATTTAGTATGATAAGACAAAAGTATGTCGATGCATATATTAAGTTATATCGATCCGGAAAAGTTAAGTTCAATAAAGAAAGAGAACTGTTAATTGAGTACCTAGAAAAATATGTGTTAAATCGAGACGATTTGTATTTTGACGATGAAATGATTGAGAACTGTATCAAGTTCGGAGAGAAGTGGTACTTCCCACTACAACCATTTCAGAAGTTCTTAATTGCATTCGTCTTTTTATTTTATAAGAAAAATAAGCGTAATTTTTATCGAAAATTCCTATGGATGTTAGGCAGAGGTGGAGGGAAAAACGGTCTAATTTCTGTCATTATTCATTTTTTAATCAGTGAATTGCACGGAGTAGAGGACTACAATATCTCTGTTGTTGCGAACAGTGAAGAGCAGGCAAAGACAAGTCCTGACGAAGTGAAGAAAGCTGTAAGGAAAAACGAAATATTAAAGAGAGCGTTTAAAGCAACAGAAACACAAACCGTTTCAAAAGTAACAGGGAGCGTTTTAAAGTTCCGTACATCTAATGGTGATACAAAAGATGGTCTTCGTGATGGTGCTGTTGTTTTTGATGAAATCCATCAATACGAAAGTAATAAAGATGTTAAAGTACATATCTCTGGTCTTGGTAAAAGACCAAATCCAAGAGAGTTTTATATTGGTACAGATGGATATGTACGTGATGGATTCTTGGATAAGCAAAAAGAAAAAGCGACGAAGGTTTTAAGCGGTGATGCTAGACCTGGAGCAATATTTCCTTTCATATGTAAACTAAACAACGAAAGTGAAGTGGATGAACCGGAAAATTGGGAACTTGCTAACCCAATGCTTTCAAAACCATTAAGCGAATATGCTTCTGGATTGTTTGATACTATCCATGAAGAGTATGAAGATTTAGAGGATGATCCTTCTAACAGAGAAGAATTTATGACAAAGAGAATGAATCTTCCTGTTACAGATTTAGAACGTTCGGTTGCTAAGTGGGAAGAAATCGAAGCGACAAGTGTTCCAATACCAAATGTTTTGAAAAAGGAATGCATTGGTTCTATTGACTTTGCTTCTATACGTGACTTTGCAGCTTGCGGTCTTGTATTTAAGGACCAGGGCAAATATCCATTTATCACACATTCTTTTGTACGTAAGGAATTCGTTGATAAGTATTATGGATATTCAAAGAAACCAGATCCAGAAGCAACAACCAAACAGAAGTTTGCTCCTATTCGAGAATGGGAGCAGGCAGGACATCTTACTGTCTTGGATGAGGAAACAATTAAACCAGAAAAGATAGTCGAGTGGTTTAAGGAACAGCGAAAGTATTACGATATTAAAAAGATTATAGGCGATAATTTCCGAATGGAAGTATTAAAGCCTTTATTTATAGCAGCAGGATTTGAAGTAGAAGTTATTAAGAATCCAAGAGCCATTCATAGCTTGTTAGCACCAAGAGTAGAAATTGGTTTTGCTAATCAGCAGTTTGTTTTTGGTGAAAACCCTTTAATGCGCTGGTATACCAATAATGTTCTTGTTGTAATCAGAAAAGATGGAAACAAGGAGTATCAAAAGAAGGAGCCGATTAGAAGGAAAACGGATGGCTTCCAAGCTTTCGTATACGCGCTTTATCGAATAGACGAATTAAGCGAAACGAATCTTGATGATTCCTTAGATGCACTGGATGCTCTGAATTTCTAAAGGAGGTGAAAAGAAAAAGTGGGGTGGTTTGGAGACTTACTTAAGCGTAATAGTGAATTAGAGTATGTGTTTGATTTAGAATTCGCTGACGATACAACCCATAGAGCGTACTTAAAGAAGATGGCTTTAGAAACTTGTATCAATTTTATAGCCCGAACAATTAGCCAGTCAGAGTTCAGGTATATGAAAAACAACAAAAGGCAATTTAACGATTGGGATTATTTGTTGAATGTTAGACCTAATACTGATCAAAGCGCTTCGGACTTTTGGCAAAAGTTTATATATACATTGATTTATGAAAATGAAGTGTTGGTTATATTGACCGATACAAACGATTTATTGATTGCAGATAGTTTTTATCGGGAGGAACTAGCGGTTTATCCAGATACTTTTAAGGATGTCACCGTTAAAGATTACACCTTCCAAAGAGAATTTAAGATGCATGAGGTTATATATCTTACTTACAACAATGAAAAATTAACAAAGTATATGAATGGAATGTTTGAGGACTATGCTGATTTATTCAGCAGGATGATGGAAATTAGTCTGAGAAACAATCAAATTCGAGGTACAGTAGGAATTGATTCTACTCAATCACTGGACGAAAAAACACAAGCAAAATTACAGAGTTTTATTGATAAGCTATTTAATTCATTTAGAAAAAACTCTGTTGCTCTTGTGCCTAAATTAAAAGGCTTTGAATATACAGAAGTGGCAAGCGGAGATGGTAATGGTCAATCAATTGATGAGCTTACAAAATTAAAAAGGTCTTTAATTGACGATTTATCAAACATTTTAGGGATACCTAACGCTCTAATTCATGGAGAACTAGCTGAATATGAAACAGCCATTAAAGCATATGTGAGGTTTTGTAATGGTAATTTCTTAAAGAAAATACGTGATGAGTTTAATGCGAAAATAGTATCGAAGAATGATTATTTAAAAGGTGATCGAATTGAAGTATTCGGATTAACGGAGAGGGATTTAATTGAAAAATCCGAGGCGGTTGATAAATTAGTCGCATCCGGTGCATTTACAAGAAATGAGGTGAGGGAATTGTTTGGTAAAGAACGTTCAGATAATCCTGAACTGGACAAGTTTGTCATTACTAAAAACTATCAAAAAGCAGGTTCTGAAGAAGGAGGTGAGTTAAGTGAATAATAAGATTCAAAAAATCCCGCATAATTTTGTGAATCAAACAGATGGCGAGGAGCATGAAATGATAATATCTGGTGCCATTGGCAAGAGCAGCTGGTTTTATTCAGCTACTGGTGCTGAAGATGTTCGAAATGCTCTGAAAGATATTAAAGCATCAACTGTTCGCATCAAGTTAAATAGTGGAGGTGGAGATGCTGACCAAGGTGTTGAAATTTATAACTATTTAAAAGATTTAAATAAACACGTTATTGTAGAAGTTACCTCATTAGCTGGTTCAGCTGCTTCAATTATTGCAATGGGTGCAGATGAATTAATTATGCGAACTGGTTCTAGAATGATGATTCATGAAGCTGCTACTTTTGCATATGGGACAAAACAGGATATTAAGAAAACACTAAATGCCCTCGAGTCTTATGATGAATCCATTATTTCTATATACCAACAGAAGACTGGTAAATCAAGAGATGAAATTGCGGCATTAATCGAAAAAGAACATTGGATGACAGCAGAACAAGCTGTTGAAGAAGGCTTCGCTGATAAAGTCGAGGAGTCCAAGCAACCGGAATCTTCTTCAGAAGGAGTTACAGATGAACAAATCCAACAAATCATCAACTCTGTTACGAATAATTTAATGCAAGCCAATATTAATAACATAAAGGATGAACCCAAGCCAACACCTGTGATTACACAGGCAAAGCGAAAAGGGTTCATTTTTTAATACTTAAAAATCAGGAGGAATGTAAAAAATGGTTATGAAATTAAACAATCACACAGAAGCTTATGAAAATGCGAAAAAGAATTATGCAGATATCGTAAAGAATGAAAGCTCTACACCAGAACAAGTAGAAACTGCTTGGAATGAAATGCAGTCGGAGTTAGTAAACTCCTTAAGAAATCAAATCACTGAGCAAATCACAGTTGATAATACAGACCGAAGTGTACTAGCTGCTCGTGGTGCTAATGTACTGACATCTACAGAGATGAAATTTTTTAATGAGGTTGTTCAATCAGATGGTTTCACTTCTGATGTAATCCTTCCAGAAACAACTGTTGACCGTATTTTTGAGGATTTAACTACAGATCATCCTTTGCTTTCTGAAATCAATTTAAAAAACGCTGGATTACTAACTCGTATCATTAAATCTGAAACAGAAGGCGCTGCTGTTTGGGGTAAAGTATTTGGAGAAATTAAAGGCCAGCTTGATGCTGTATTCAAAGAAGAAAATATTACGCAATCTAAACTAACAGCATTTGTAGTACTTCCAAAAGACCTTGAGAAGTTTGGACCAGCTTGGGTAGAAGCTTTTGTTCGTGAACAAATTAAAGAAACATTCGCAGTTGCTTTAGAAAAAGCTTTTATTAATGGTGTAGGACCAACTAAAGATGAGCCAATAGGTTTAATTCGTGATTTAGATGCAGCTGTCAGTCCAACAACTGGACATGCTAAAAAGGCTGTAACAGGCACTTTAACTTTTGCAGATTCAAAAACAACAGTAAAAGAACTATCAGCACTTATGAAGAACCTTTCTACAAAATCAAATGGGAAAGCAGTTAATGTAACTGGAAAAGTTGTTTTAGTTGTTAATCCTGTGGATGCTTGGGATGTTAAAGCACTTTACACATTCCTCAATGCAAACGGAGTATATGTAACAGTCTTGCCATTTAACTTGCGAATTGTGGAATCTGTATTCCAAACTCAAGGTGAACTATTGGCTTTTGTAAATAATCGTTATGATGCTTATACAGGTGGAGGAGTAGAAATTAAGAAATTCGATCAAACACTAGCTCTGGAAGATTGTAACCTATTTACAGCGAAACAATTCGCATTTGGTAAAGCAGATGATAACAAAGCTGCCGCGATTTACACACTAGATGTAGCAGAAACAGAACCTGCAGGAGCATAAGGGGTTGATGTGATTGGAGATTACAGAAGAATTACTCCACTCATTTAAAGAAAGAATGCACATTTCACATAACAGCGAGGACAGCAACCTAAAACAATTGCTGTCCTTTTCTGTGAGTTCACTTCTTAACAGTTGTGGGAAGTTTAATATATACGGAAATACCGAAACAGATCAGAGAGCAAAAGAGTTGGTTTTCGAACGTACACGATACGCATACAATGATGCCCTTGAGTATTTTGAAACCAACTTTTTAAGTCAAATAACTGGTTTAAGCCTTTCCTTAATACCGGAAGAGGAGGAGCCAGATGCAACCATTCAGTTATAAACCACCTAGAGTAAGAACAGGAGACCTTAGAGTTCCTGTTACTTTTTATGAATATGCACCTAATGAGGGTCCAGAGCCTGGAGAAAAAGTGAAGCGTGTTTTATATGAGTGTTTTGCTAAGGTAGAAAATGTTTGGATGAAGGATTTAGAACAAGCTAAATCAAATGGAACAGTCGAAGACATAACCATAACTATTCGAGATCCTTTAGATGATTACATTCCAACAAATAAGCATTATCTTTCTGTGGATGCCAGAGGTTATCGAGATAAGCATTTTAATATTAAAACTGACTTTCCAGATCCACAAAACAATGCTTTTATAAAAGTTGTGGCTGGTGTTTCTTCATGAGTGTAAATATAACTGGCAATAGCCAACTATTAAGACAGTTAGAACAACATCTAGGAGAGCAAAGAATACAGCAAATAAGCGACAGGGCATTGTTAGCTGGAGCAGATGTATTTGTTAGAGAGTTAAAGCAACAATTCGAAACATTTAAAGATACTGGAGAATCCATTGAAGAAATTACTATATCTGAGCCAATGACAGTAAGTGGAGTCAGAACAGTTAATATTCACTGGAAAGGTCCTAAAGGCAGATATAGAATTATCCATTTAAACGAATGGGGAACAGTTAACAATCCAAACCCTCGCGGTAAAGGGGCAATTGCAAAGGCGATGAGAAGTGCTGCTGATGCTTACCGAAATGCAATAAAAGAAGAAATTAGGAGGGGAGTCTAATGGATGTATTAACGGTTATTTATAATGCGTTGATTGCTAACTCTTATATACAAGAGCAAGCATCTGACCGAATTAAATACTATGAATATCCCGAAAGCGGTAATGTAGAAGCACCTTATATTATCATTTATCCATTAGACGTTCCTAAACCTTCTGATTTTGCTGATAGCACATGGTTAACTTATGATTGCTTGTATCAAATTGACGTGTGGACAAAGAATCGAACCATTACGAGAGAACTTGCAAAACAGGTTCATCAAGTAATGTGGGATATGGGATTTAAACCAAAAGGCAGCGGCATTGATGAATATGATTCCGGTATCTTCAGAGATGCCAGAAGATACCGCGGAAAGCTGTACAGAGAAGACTTTGATTCTATATCGAAGTCTTTTTTATTAAATGAACAGGAGTGATTAATTTGGCTGGAGAAACAAAAAGTTATAAGTCTTCAACTGGTGTAGATGAATTTTACTATGGAGAAGTTGGCGATGGAACCGTTGCTGAATATATCGAAAGAGTTAAATTTCTTCAATCAATCAGCGTAGAGATGGGACAAGAAATTGTTAGAGCATATGGTGATAATAAAACAGCAGAAATGGCTGTATCTAATGGAGATATTACTGTTACTTCTGGATTCCATAGAGTTCCACAAGAAGACAAAACAAAAATGCTAGGTCTAGAAGTCGTTGATGGAATTACTGCTATGGGAAGCGGAGATAATCCACCTTACATGGGAGTTATTTTCTGTAAAACGTTTGAAGATGGCTCTAAAGAATATGTAGGACTGCCAAAAGGTATATTCTTACGTCCTAATATTGAAGGAGCAACAAAAGAAGACGGAACAGAGTTTACAAGTGAAGAGATTGAAGCGCAGTTCATGGATCGTGAAGTTGCTGGCTTTGATGAAGAAAAATCAGTTTTGTTTGCTTATGATAAAAAAGGTTCTACAACAAATCGAGATGCTCTATTCATGAAAATTTTCGGAATGCCTTATCCAGGAACTACAACAGAGCCAGCGGGGGTGTAATAAATGCCTGCTGATAAAAAATATGTTGTAGTACAAGATTTCAAAGACCTTCGTGATAAAAATAAAATTTATAACAAAGGTGATCGTTACCCAAAACCTGCAAATAAAACAATTAGTGACGAAAGACTGGAAGAATTGCTGACTGATAAAAATAAGCAAGGTAGACCAGTTATCGAAGAGTTGAAGGAAGAGCAAGCATAAGCTTGCTCTTTTAATATTTTAAATAAAAGGAGCACTAGAATATGGCTAATTTAAAAAGAAACATGATTGAACTTGTAACTGGTGTAGTTGGAGACAAAGTCGAAACACAAAAATATTTAACTCCTGTTTTCATGCCGTTATCCGTTGTGTATGAAGCAATGGATATGATGAACGACATGATGAAAAACGAAGAAAACGGCTCAGCCGAAAAAGAAATGATTGATACATTGGTTGATTTTGTAGCTACAAAAGTATACGGCAAACAATTCACCAAAGAAGATTTGATTAACGGCCTACATGCTCCGGATGCCATTCAGACTTTGCAAGACCAAGTTATCTTTGTTGCTCAAGGAAGACAAACAGATGACACAAAAAAGTATTTGGAGAGGATAAGTTAACGGATGAGGACTTTTCCCCAACCAAACAAAAGGAATATCTGGATAAACTCATCTTTGATCTTATGAAGGACGGAAAGGATATTAACGAAGTATTAAATATGCCTTTCCACTTCCTAATGGAATTATTAGCAGATAGAAATAAACCGAAAGAAGAAAAGTCTTTAATTGCTGCATTCGGTGGTTGAGGATTTTTTTATTTTATACATAGAAGGGAGGGAATGATGGATGGAGCGTATAGAAGGATTGTCGATAGGGCTTGATTTGGACTCTACCGCACTCAATCGAGGAATGACTGGTTTAAGAGACAAACTTAGAGCAGTAAATAGTGAAATGAAAGCAAATCTTTCGGCATTTGATCGTGGAGATCGTTCTGTTGCTGCATATGAAACTCGTGTGAATGGATTAAGCAGAAAATTAGAAGTTCAAGAAGAAATAACGAAGTCTGCTCGGCAAGAATATGAAAAGATGGTCCATGAACATGGAGAAGGTTCTAAACAGGCTGATAAAGCTGCAAGAGCTTATAACAATGAAGTTGCCAATCTAAATAACTTGCGTAGAAGCGTAGAGAACGTTAGTCAAGAGCTTGCTGATTTAAGAGAAGAACAAAGGGTTCAAAACTCCAATTGGAGCAGAATGAGCGGTCTTATAGATGGTGTAGGTTCCAGTTTAAGTAATATTGGAGGTCTTGCAAAGAGTGTTGGTTCATCTCTTACTAATTCATTAACATTACCGATTGCTGGACTTGCTACAGGAATAACAGCATTAGCATCTAACTTTGAAAACTCTTCCGTTAAGATAAGCAACTCCCTGGGAACTAACATAAAAGATACAAAAGAATTAACCAATATTTCTAGAAATCTTTATAAAGATGGTTATGGGGAAAGCGTAGACGAAATTGATGCAGCCTTAATTGAAACAAGGCAGAACATTACCAATTTAAACAAAGAAGACTTATCCGAAATTACAAAAAAGGCTTTAATATTAGCTGACACCTTTGATAGCGAAGTAAATGAAGTTACTCGTGCAGCAAATACTTTAATTACAAACTATGGCATGGATTCTGATAAAGCTTTTGACCTGATGGCTAAAGGTGCTCAAAAAGGAATGAACTTTTCAAAAGAAATGTTCGACAACATGGCAGAGTACACAATTAACTTTAAGGAAGCTGGATTTACAGCAAATGAAATGTTCTCCATATTATCGAATGGTGCTCAAAAAGGATACAATTTGGACCGTTTGAATGATACTCTTTTAGAATTTAAACTCCAAAGTGAAGATTCCAGTAAATCTTATACTGGTGCAATGAAAGAAATGTCAAAGGAAACTCAAGGTGTTTTTAAGGATTACGAAAACGGAAAAGCGACTGTATCTGATTTATACAAGGCTGTTTTACCGGATCTTCAGAAAATGAGAAAATCTCTTCCAGAGAAAGAGTTTAACACCATAGGCAAAGCGCTTTTCGGCACCAAGTGGGAAGACCAAGGTGCAGATGTTGTTTTATCTATGAAGACAATGAATGATGAATTGAAAAATATTGATGGAACAATGGGCGATATGTCAAAGAATGTAGAAGGAGCCTTTGGCACAAGGCTTAAGGCAGTTACCAGAGAAACAGCCGATGCTTTTAGACCATTTGGTGAAATACTTCTAAATTTAGCAGAACAAGCACTTCCTAAAGTTTCTGCCGGAATAGAGAAGGTATCTAATTTCTTTAACAATTTATCTCCTACAGCTAAGAACACTACTCTTATTTTCGCTGGATTATTAGCAGCGTTTGGACCACTAGTTACCATCATAGGAATATTTGTAGGTGCTTTTGGTAACATACTGAGAGTATTTGCTCCTGTAATGGCTTCAATAGCTCAAGCAGGCGGTTTGTTGAAATGGTTAAAGGTTATAGTAGGAGCCTTAACAGGTCCTATAGGTATAACCATAGCCGTACTGACCTTATTAGGAACTGGATTTACATTACTTTATAGAAACTCAGAAACCTTCCGAAATGGTGTGCAAAATTTACTACAAAAGTTAAAAGACTTCGGAACAGCTGCTTTAACTTTCTTAAAGCCAGCAATACAAGCTGTTGTGACATTCATTAAAAATCAGTTAGCAGTCATTCAACAGTTCTGGAAAGAAAACGGAACCGTTATTATTGCTGCTTTAAAAAATATTGGAACATTTATAAGTTATGTTTTTAATAATGTGATACTCCCTGTTATTAAATTTGTCATGCCATTAATTTTATCTATAATTCAATCAGTCTGGAACAATATTAAAGGCGTAATATCTGGAGCTTTAAACATCATTATGGGAGTCATTAAAATTTTCGCTGGGTTATTCACTGGTAACTTCTCTAAAATGTGGGAAGGTATCAAGCAAATGTTTATTGGAGCAATACAATTTGTTTGGAATTTTGTTCAACTAACATTTTTCGGAAAGCTCTTAAGAGGTGTCGGTGGATTTGTTAAGGCCTTCGGTTCTAGTTTAAAAGGTGGATGGAGCAGCGCTATAAATGGCATAAAATCCTTTGTTGGCACAGCTAAATCTTGGTTCACTGGTTTAAAAGATGATGCATTAGGAAAGTTCAACGATCTTGTTGCTGGTGCAAAAGCTCTTCCTGGTAAAATTGGTTCTGGAATATCTGGAGCTGCAGGAAAAGTTACTGACGGTGTAAAAACCTTAGCAAACAAAATGATTTCTAAATTAGGTCAAGGTGTAAATGGCATTATCGGTGGTGTTAACTGGGTTCTTGGCAAGCTTGGTGTGGATAAAAAGATTAATGAGTGGGAAGTTCCAAAGTACGCTAAAGGGACTGCAGGACATCCAGGAGGATTAGCAGTAGTTGGAGATGGTGTAGGTTCAAATGCAGGAAGCGAACTAATACAAACTCCTGATGGAAAACAATTTTTATCACCTTCCAATCCATCTTTAGTTAATTTGCCAAAGGGAACTCAAGTTCTCCCTGCAAGCATTACGAAGCAAATTGTCCCTCATTACGCTTGGGGTACTGGTTTAATGGAAGGTGCAAAAAATGTTCTTAGTAAAGTTAAAGATACCGCACTTAATATTTGGGATTACACAAGCAATCCAAGTAAACTGTTATCTAAAACTCTTGAAAGTTTAGGCATTGCTATTCCTAGCGGAGACAGTATTGAAGCAAGCATTGCTCAAGGTGGGTTTAACCTGGTTAAAGATGGTGCTGTCAATTACATTAAAGGGATGTTAAAAAATGCTTTTTCAAGCTCTCCTTCTGGTAAAGGTGTAGAGAGATGGCGCTCAACTGTTATGCAAGCTTTATCCATGAACGGACTTCCTACCACAGAAGCTTATGTTAATGCTTGGTTAAAACAAATTCAAAGCGAATCAGGCGGTAACGAAAAAGCAATTCAATCAATGGCCGTCAACGATATTAACGCACGTACTGGAAATCTTGCAAGAGGTCTTGTTCAGGTAATTCCACCAACATTTAATGCCTATAAATTCCCTGGACATAATAATCCTTTCAATGGTCTTGATTCATTATTAGCAGGTATTAACTATGCTAAATCTCGTTATGGGTCCAACATGCTTAGTGTAATTGGAAAGGGTCATGGATATGCGACAGGTGGTCTCATTAACAACACTGGTCTTTATCAGTTAGCAGAAGAAGGTTGGCCGGAATTTGTTATCCCTACAGATCCAAAAAGAAGAACGGATGCTATGAAGCTTTTAGCATTGGCAGGCAGAGAAATTCAAGGTAATAAACGTCCAAATCAATTACCTGGTAGAGTTGGCAGCGGTGGAAGTAATGATACATCAATGGCAGCGTTATTAGATGCTATAACAAAACAAACGCAAATCCTTATCTTGCTGCTACAGAAAGACCCAAACGTTTATATAGGCTCTAAAGAAATGACTGATTTATTAAGCAAACAAATGGCTGATAATATGGCCGTTATGAAATATCAATTTGGTTAGGAGGTGGTTGATTGGTGAAAAAACAATTATATATTGATCGTAACAATAACCGACAGTCATTAGAGGGAGTATTAGGCTGTCGGTTTTTAGAATTGACAGTATCTAGCCCTCAACCATCGACTAACTATCAACAACAAGAAGGTCTTGATGGTCAGTCAGATGGATATACAGTATATGGACCTAAAACAGCTAAAGCAAGCTTTTATTTAAAGGCTGCGAACACTCAAGAGTATCAACTACTCACTAGAGAAGTTTGGAACTTCTTTTATTCGAGAGAAGCTTATTATATTTCAAGTTCAGATATGCTTGGGATTCGTTATTTAGTTCATCCAAAACCGATGGAATTTACTCGTCTCAATCCATATGCAGCAACATTTGATATTGAATTTGAAGTGTTTAAAGGATATGGAGAATCTTGGGCCACTACTTTAAATGATTTTACTTATGAAGAGGAAAAATGGCAGATTGGTATGAATTTACCTTTATCAGAGGATTTGAATTATGTTATTTCCAATCAAAGAAGCTTTAAAGTTTATAACGCTTCAGATATTACAATAAACCCTTTATTAAGACATGACTTAACAATTGCTATTAGCGGTGTTGGTTCTTACGTCAAACTGGTTAACAAAAGTACAAACGATATATTCCAGTACAATAAACCCTTAAAGCAAGGAGATATTCTTGTTTTGACAGGTATTTATCCTTACTTAAATAATAAGCATTGCGGAAGGGATACAAATCATGGTGTTATTACTTTATCACCTTTGATATTCAACGAATTTGAATTGACCGGTTTAAGTTACAGTAAAATATCCTTCGACTTCCCTTTTCTCTATGCCAATAAGTGAGGTGACAGACAGTGATGGATGGAATTTTACTTGTTAGAGATAAAGAGGGGCTATATGAAGAAATCTTAATTGATATTGATTATAGTGGTTTCTCCTATGATTACGAAAAAAATACAACCAGACAGATATCTTTTACTGCATTTGAAACAAAGCATAATAAGTTTTCTTATGACTTGTTAACTGCTGAATCAGTAGTAATTTATCAAGGTCAAGAATTTGTAATTAAACCATTTACTCCCAAGACAATAGGTCAGATGAATACAAAAGAAATTACGGCAGTTCATGTAAGTTTTACAGTGCGAGATCACTATCAGTATAACTCAAAGGAAACTGCTGCTTCCTATACGTTGGATGACATTATGCAATTTGCTATAGGAGGAAACAATTTAGGATTCACCTATGAAATAATTGGCGATTTTGCTAAACAGACGATCGAGAGCATTAACAATAATGATGCTTCTAATTTAATAAACGATATAGCCTGCGGAGTTTTCGGGGCTATTTTTTATGGAGACAACAAGCACTTAAAGCTTTATTCAGAAGACGAATGGTACAGGGAAGCACAACAAACCTTTCGCTATCTGTATAACACAAACGAGGTTAGCGCTTCTTTTGATACCACTAATCTTAAAACTTATATCAAGGCCTATGGGAAAGAAAAAGAAAACAAGGATGCTAAATCCGATACAAACATTTCCCGAACAACACTTACGTTTAACGGAAAGTGGAGTAACGGAAAAACAGCAACTAAAAACGATAGCGCTTCTTTTACCTTTAAAGGTACTGGTGTGGATGTTTATTTCAAAAAGTCCAAACTTGGAGGAAAAGTACACATAGATGTTGATGGTTCTAACAGCAAAACAGGAACCACCTATAGTGAAAAAGACGGAACATTAACTCTAACCATTCGAGGACTAGAAGATAAAAATCATACCTGTAATATTAAATTTCTTGGAACTGATACCAAGAACCCGAATACAAAGAAAGTTAAAAGTCAGGAGACTTATAACCAAAAAACTTCTACAGGAAAAATCGTCCGAAAAACAAGAACTATATATACACAAGAACCAGCAACATTAGAAGTCGATGAAACAGCAGCAAATATCTACAACCTTAACGAGGGTGATAACAGGTATGAAGCAGTGGTTACATATACATCTCCTGCAGCAGATGAGTGGGGAGTAAGAATGGCACCACCTGTTTCAAGTGACACGATTACAGACAAAGACAAACTTACAGAGTTTGCGAAAAGTCAGTTGCAAGATTATCCGGATTTGTCTCTTAACATTTCTTACACAGGAAAAGAAGAAGTAGATGTTAGAGATGTATGGATGCTTATTCATGAACCATTAGGGATAACCAGTGATGTGAAATTAGTCAGTATGAAATCACCACATCCATATACTCGACAACCGCAATCACTGACTTTTAGTAGTGCTCATAAAGATATGCTCAAAATACAGAGCCAAATAAACAAATCAATTAAAGAACTAAGTACCAAAGTATCGAGTGTCAACAGTACAGTTAGCGGAAATCTTCCTTCATTTCAAGAAGCTTCAAAAGCTATTGCTGCTGTAACTGGAAAAGTGGAGTTTGATTCTGAGGTTGGAATTAAGACAGTTAGAAAAAGAACCGTTTCTACTTCAACATTTTCAATTATGAGTACAGAAACAGACGAAACAGAAGTTGAAGCAGGAAGTATTTATATTGGCAATGGCTCCATTACAGTGGTAGACGAGGAAGGAACTGAAACAGATGTTATTACTCCTGATGGTATTGATCTAAGTAAAGGATTTGGTTCTGTTTCAGATGAAGTCATTGACGATATCACAGAAAGAATTGATTTAACAGCTGACTATATGTATCTGACTGCTCCTAATGGTACTAAATTTATGTTCAGTATAGATGACGATGAAAATTTAACGATGGTTAGAACAGATGAAATTCCAGAGTAAAGGAGGTTGCCAGGATTGAAGTTAAATAGGTTGTTAGAGAATATTCAGGGTGCCTTATTTCGAAGAAGGCAGAATGAAAACTTAGATATTATCGAACAAGCATATGCAGAAGCAACAAAGAAAATTAATGATGTTAATACCCGTATCAATAACTTAATTTTAGGTACAGGTAGTTTAGCAGAATTAGTTGATGCTCGGACGGATGCTGAAGGGGTTGCCCAATCTTTATTAAAAGTACGATTAGATAAAGAGTATAACAAGCTAATGTCTAAAATAAATAAAACAGTACGAGTTACAGATTTTGGAGCAGTTGGTGATGGAATAACAGACGACACTGAAGCTTTTAGAAAGGCAATGGGTACGGGTAAAGTAAGAGTCGCAGTACCTGCAGGTGTTTATGTTGTAAGAGGTTTGAAAATTCCGTCTTGGGTTGAACTTGTAGGCGACGGAATGGGATTAACCATAATCCTATTACACCCAGATGCACCAGCAAGCGAATGGGTAATAACAAACCAAGATTATGTAAATGGAAACAGAAATATATCTATAAAAGGCATGACATTGGATTGGAACAAAACAAGACAGGGTGGTGTAGGAGCTACAGGCGGTCAACATTCAAGTTGTTTAGCACTGGCAAAAGTTAAATTTGCTTGGATTAAAGAAGTTGAGGGAATTAACCCTGGACTGCATAGCTTTGATATTACTGCTCCTACTTATGACCATTTACCAGAAACTGATTATACAAAAGACGGTTGTCGTTTCATTTGGATAGATAATTGTGTTGGTTCAGGGTATGGAGATGACGGAATTACAACCCATTATAGTGAATACATTTGGATTACCAATAATCATTTAAGTGATCCAGACGGAGACGCTCATGAAGACGGTGTTTCTAACAGTAATGGTATTGAGATTGATGACGGTTCTAAACATGTTTGGGTTATTAATAACTACACTAGCGAAAATATTCGAGGTGTAGAAGTAAAAGCCCATACAGAGTGGCCAGCTGCTCAAGATGTTCATATTATCGGTCACGTTTCTTATCGTGATGTTAGAGCTTATGATTTTAGACACATTGGTCATCACACAGTTGAAGATCCAGATTCAACAACTGCTTATGATATAGTCGCAACCAACATTACGGCAATCGAGCCAGTGTTTAATCCATTATATGAAGGATTAACACCAAGGGCATTAGCCATTTCAGCATACGTAAATGTAAACATTTCTGGTTTCACAGCAATTGGTGATCCAACGTATGATTATGGAGACAATCCAGTAATTGCTATTCAATACAAATCTAGAAACATTGGTTTACACAACATTAATATACGCGGATTTAAAAAAGCAAGCGCGGATATACGTTTAAATGGTGGAGACCAGAAAACAGACAATATTAATATTAGTAATGTACAAATATATAAATCTGCCAAGATTGGTATTGCTATTGGTTCAGCTATATATCATGTTAACCTTACCAACATTACAATGGTTGGTGAAGATGGACAAATCGGCTTATCCAGTGTTAATTCACAAGATAGCATTGTTGGTGTACATGCTGAAGGATATGCATTAGCAGCATCTATTGCTGGAAATGATTATGTTGATTTTGTTCCTAATAATATAAAAGGCGGTTCAAGAATTGCTAGTACAAGCGGATATGCAAAAACTGAAACCTCAACCGTTATATCATCCACTTCTGATAGTAAAGCGACCGGCGATAAAACGGCTGTAATAGCTTCTTCAAACTCAGAAGCATCTGGAGAAGGAAGCGTAATTATTGCTTCAAGTGGTAATTCAAAAACCGAAGGTGGACGAGATGCAATAATAGCTTCCAACAATTCCAAAACTCCAGGAAGTACAGAAAACGGTAAAGTTATCATAGCTAGTAATGGAGTAATTAACGATAACAATTACTCGGTTAGGGGTGGATATGGTGAATCAGCCAATCCTTCAACCTCAAACACTAAATGGGAAATAGACTCCATTAGTGGAACTGGCAAATTTGCAGGAGCAGTAACTGGCTCATCGTCATTCAGTGATTATGTAGAGTACTTTGAGTCTTTAGACGGCAATTCTATTCCCACAGGTACAATAGTAACACTGGAAAAAGGAAAAATAAGACCAGCTGAAAAGGGCGAAAGAATGAAAGGCGTCATTTCAAAAACAGCGGGAGCAGTTTTAGGTCAAGCAACGTATCATTGGCAAGGGCGATATTTAAAGGATGAATTTGGAGAATTAATCCTTGAAGAAAGGACGGTAGTAAATAAGGATGTGTTAGGAATTGAAACAGTTGAAGTGCTAATGCTTCCTGTTGAGAACCCTGAATATAATGAAGATTCATCTTATAGCTCAAGGGAAGAACGTCCAGAATGGAATATTGTCGGTCTTTTAGGTCAGATACGTATCAGGATTGATGAAACTGTACAATCAGGGGATTGTGTAATTGCAAATGGAGAATTAGCTACAAAATCCGATGATTCAAACCAGGGCTATGAAGTAATGGAAATTATAACACCATACGATGAAAACAAAGGTTATGGAGTAGCTCTTTGTTTTGTTCATCCTATGTAGGAAGGTGAGTGAGTATATGGACAAAAATGCCGATTTAACATTTAACATTTCTGCTACAGCAAGCCAACATATAGCATCTAAAATCAGGTTTTCTACACAAGACGAAGGTTCAGCAAAGCTGACCTTCTTTTTATTTAAGGAAGGGGTAGAGTTACCTTTAAGTGAAGTTACAGGAAAAATTGCTATGAGGATGGCTGACGGTAGTAAGTTTGTAGATACAGTCACACTGACAGACAAAGTTAGGGGAATTGCTGAATATAGGTTGACTAAAGAACAATTAAAGCATTTCGGACAGGTTGTAGCCGAGTTATATCTTAACTATGTAGACGGACAAAAAATATCTGTTCACCGATTTAGTTTTAGAATTGAACAAGCTTTAATAGATATGGACATTACTGTTCTAACAGAATACTACATTGATGATTTCGAAAGCTTAAAAAGTTCAATAATCGCTCTTGGCGATGAAACATTCGAAATAATTAACAACGTAGGAGAAGATGTCAATTCAGCGAAGTTAAAAGCTGATGAGGCCATTGCCTTAATAGAGGAATATCAGGCTGTAAAAGTAAGTGATTATGAATCAAATAAAATTGTTGTGAACCATGAATTGGCAGAAAAAGCTGATCAATCTTATGTAAATGCTTTAGTAGGTGGTATACCTAACGGAACTCCCAAGGAGCTGTTCTATTCTAAATCTGCTTTGTTGTCTAAGTATCCAAATGGGGCATTGGGTCCTATGCTGGTAGCGGATGTTTCTTATACAACTGGATATCATGCCTTCATCTGGGACAGTACAATTCCACAATGGGTAGATATAGGTGTATACCAGGGGCTTGAAGTAAAAGACAATGGTGTAACAATAACTAAACTAGGTGACGGTGTTTTTAATGCTGCTTTTCCTTTTGACAGCAAAGCAAAATTCAAAGGTAACACTCTTTACGCTGAGAAATTAAAAAGTGCATTCAAAAACTTACAACTATTCGGTACAGATCCTAATAAGAGTTATTACATTTTTTCTGTATTTAGACAAGATTCCACAAAAAGCAGAGCGTTTATTATTAAAGAGGTCGGTTCAAATACTATAGTAGCAAAGATTGATAAGCAATTTCCTGTAGAATATACTTCATATAAAATCGAGGAAGTAAACGGAAGTGGAATCACAGGTCGAGTTTGGATAGACTGGTTGCAATTGACTGACACTGTCTACTGGGAGTTTACTGCAGCAGATACAACTTTAGATTATAGGTGTAAAATTTACAACCCAAGTGATAAATACCCATTTTCTAAGGATGCAACTTTGCAAAGTACTATTCAAGCAGAAGATCTACATGATACTATCCTAAAAATGTTCAAGTTCATTCAATTAAAAGGGGTTGACCCGAAAAAGAATTACTATGTACAAAGAATCTTTTCGAAATATGGAACAACAAAGGATTATTATAATGTTTATATAAATGATGATAATGGACTTGTTGCCAAATGGGAAGCTTCGGCATTTACTCCTAACACTAACGGTTTGGATGTTCTAACTCTGACTGAGCAAAATTATAGCGGTGTTACAGGAACGATAATTATTGATTGGAATGTACCATTAATCAAAGAAGGAACTTATGAATCATATGCTACCTTTACAGTTAAGGAAACTAAAATATCTTCTCGTTGTTTCAATTTAGATAAAGTAGCATCAGAAATACTTCCAACTTTCATCTTTCCTAAACAGCTTTATGCAATGGCAGGAAAAGAATTGAATGTTTATTATGATAACGTCATTCTAACAGAAGACTACTTACCGTTATGGGAAAAGAGAATTCAAACGACATTCGGAAGCAGTTTACAAGTTTGGGATTCTAAAGTA